CTGCATCTCGTTCAAGGAAACCAAACTCCACTTTCGCACCACTGGGAAAATTCCAAAGCTTTTCAACTTCTCTGAACTTAGCACCGGGAAATGCTTGTGGATATAGTTCACGAGACTTGTCAATCATCTCACGAAGTTCTGGCATAGAACGTCTGAGGATTAAAGCTCTGTGTGCTTTCTTGTGGCAATACCTTAGGGGGTCTACGATCATAGCAAAAGATTTACCACCACCGGCAGCTCCACCATAAAGTACATCTTTTTCACCAGCAGCAAGGAAATCTGTTTGAGGTCCTTCGTTAGCGTGAAATAAAACTTTGTGGTTGTCTAGGTTTTCCTTGACAGCTTGAGGAAGCGTATCAAGTTCGTCTTCAGTGACAGGACCTTCTACAGTCTTGTCAAGTTTTTGTATTGTTTCTTTTTGTTTCTTAAAAGCTTGTCTAGCATTGTTAAGCTTGGCTTCAAGCTTTTTAATGTTACGCTGCTTACGACCCACAGTTGCTCTCGCAGCTTTGATAGCTTTTTCTGTTGAGGTCTGTGGTCTACCTGCTTTCTTTTTAGGGGTTCCATCTTTTTTTAAGATGAAGTTACCATCGTCATCCTGTAAGTAGAGATGAGGATTCTTCTCCCAGTCTTTCGTTTCGTTTACCATATTTTTTGTCGATGTGTTTCTTTAAACCGGGAGTAGAAATCTTTCTGTCTGTTTTGTATTCTAACCAATCAACTCCAGCTTGTAATGATATCTCTTCGTTGACTATCATATTTTCTACAACCTGTAAAGCTTCTAACTGTTCTTCAATTGGTTTTAAATATCCTGTTGTTTCATCTAACTCATAACCAAACGGAATGGTCGAAGTTTTTCTTTTCACATATCCGTCAGGTAACAACATTATTTTTTCTTTCTAGTTCTTGTCTTTTTAGTAGGTTGTAAAGCTTTTTTGAATAACTTACCATAAGCTTTCTTTACTTTATCAAACCATTCATTAATTCCGTACATTATTTCTCCTTGTTCTTTTTACCAAAAATTCTATCCCAGTTATCTCTATAGTCTTGTGTATAGAATCCGGGTCTAGGGTTAGCTCCTTTACTGTCTGATTTTTTATAGACGTGGTTTCTAAATGAAACTGGCTTTTCGTCACTACCTATTTGTTTTCCCATATTACTTTACCACTTCACCTTGTCAGCCCAATAAGCTGCTGAGAGTTTACCTTTGGCTATGTTCTTAGCGTGTCTAGCTTTGAATGATTTACGTTTAGCTTTCATACGTGCTGACTCACCTGCTTTAGGTTTACCTGCAGTTTTAGCTCCTTGCTCACCAAACCTAATAGTCTTAATCTTATCACCAACTTTAGCCACAACAATGTGTGACTTAGTAGGATGATTGGGAGTACGCTTGGGTTTGTTGTAACCACTTACTCCTGCTCGTTTTAATCTACCGTCTGCTTGACCACCTGTAGCCATACCACTCCTATACTTTGCTGTTTTCTCTGCAATCTTTTCTGGTTGCTTAGAATGTTGTTTACCTGCAGCAGTGTCTGCTCTTTTCTTTGCAGTTGTTGCTGCATACTCTGAATCGCTTAATGCTTCTCGAGCTGCTTTGGGTAGATATCTTTCTCCAGTTTTACTAGAGGGTTTTCCAGACTTAGTACCCCAATCTTGCTTGGTCCAAGCTTTAAGACTTTGTTGACTTTTTGCTAGTGCCATGTTCTTTTAATATTTTTGCTTGTGCAGTTTTACTTAGGTCTCTAAAATGAAACAAAGGCTTACTTGTTTGGGTATGAGTTTTACCGGTATGTATTTTACCGTTACTCATAGCATGTTGATTGCCTTTCCATTCAGTACCGTCTCTTAGATAGTGTCCACGAGATTTCCAGCTTTGTGAAGTTTGTTTAGCCATTTTTCTTTTTCCTTGTTTTACCAGCTTTTGAAAGTGCAATAGCCACAGCTTGTTTCTGAGCTTTACCTTCTTTTTTTAATCTACGTATGTTCGTAGAGATAGCCTTTTTACTTTTTCCTTTTGCTAGGGGCATGGTTTACTTGTACCCTCCACCAGCTTTCTTGTAAGCTTTAGCCAAAGCTTGAGCTTTACGTGCAGACCATTTACCGGCTGCAGTACCGTGTGAAGCAGCAGCTTTGATACGTTGAAATATTCGTTTACGTAATCCGGGCTTGGTATAGTTACCTGCTTCGTTGACTTTTGATTTAGCCTTACCACCTTTACGAAGTTGTAATCTTTCTAATAACATCAGTGTATAATCCTATCTTCTTCTTTAGGTATAGTATTAAGGTGTTCTTTTTCTAACTCATCATCCACATAGATGCTGTCTAACTCACCCACAACAA